GCTGTTAATTCAGCCTCAGCGTCGATGTTATGGAATGCAGAAACGTCTTGTGCCAATTCAGGTGACCATTGTGCTCTTAGTTTTCTTTCAGTTACAGAAACAGTTACTGATTCTAAATCAAAAGAAACCTCACCAATTTGGTCTTCAAATTCTAAGTTAGCGTATCTTCTCCAAACTGCTGAGAATGGAGTACCACTTAAACCACCTGTTAAAGTAGTTCCTGTGTATCCGTCTAATGATGTAGCATCACAATCAGCACATACAGGACAAGAAAGATCCACTTCTAACAAGATTTTACCATCTTGAGAACAGATATTATCATATGAACCACCATTTCCTGTTGATGCCCATGATGTTGGTGTTTGAGTAGATGTAGGTGTTACAATACCTTTACCATATTGTTGAGTAACAACTCTAAACAATAATGAATTAGGATTACCGTCTGAGTTATAAACAACATTACATGGTGTAGATGCTGATAGAACTGAAGAAGCCTTTGCAACGTTAGAGAAAACTCTTAAATCAGAAAGGAAAGTTTCAGAATCAACTTCACTACCATCAGGACCAATTAATTTTCCTGTACCTGCTTGAGTAAATCCACCAAGTTCCAAGATAACTTTTCTTACGTTAGTTCCACTTGGGTATTGGTTTGTTGCACTAGTTAATGAACCATTACTCCAAACTTTAACGGTTGCAGTTGAAGTAACCGCTGACCATTTTCCTTTTGAGTAATCAAATAATCCTGGAGGGCTTAATTGACCTTCAGCACCTTCATAAAATAAATCATAAAGACTTTTAGAAAACGCGTTTGCGTTAGGTGGGTAACCAGCACCAACACCTGTAGTACCTGTATTAGATGGAGATCCAACAGGTGAATAGTGATATGCGTTACCACCGTAAGCATTAGCCGCAGTTTGATCGGTTGAAGAAGAATAACCTTGGATTCTTGGTACAAAGTAGAACAATTTACCGATAGGTAAGTTCATTGCTTGTACAGAAACTAAATCGTTAGCCAACAATTTAGAGAATACGCGTCTAACGATAGGAAATACTACAGTTTCGAATGAACCTGAACTATCAGTAGATGCTGCTTCGTTTATTAGGTGAGACGCTTGGTTTTCATATAATTGTGCCATGTTCTCTTTAACGTGTCCTTTAAGACCGTCTAGGAATCCTAATTTATCCCATTTGTTAATTGTATCTTCTTTGATAACTTTAAGGTGTTTTAACCCGATATTACCAACAAGACCTGATTCTAATAATGCTCCCATTTTTTAATTTTTAATTAGAGTTTATTTTTTTATTATTTTGTATATAAATATACAGTTTTTTAAAAAAGTTTATTTTTTATTTAATTTTTGCCATTAAATCCTTCATTCTCATGAACTGAGGATTCTCATACGTTTTACTTTCGATTAGATTTGTTGCCGATCCTGTTTTAGGTGTTTTAATAACTTTTTCAGTTATTGACTCCTTAACAACATTTTTAGTCCCTTCTCCATCTAATTCGTTTTTGATTGTTTTGTAAAGATTTTTTGATTCTTTTAAAGTTTCAACGTTGTCAAATCTTCTAAGAATATTAATCTTTTCTTGTTTTGTTGTTGAATGTTCTGTAAATAATCTTGTAGAATAAGCAAGATTAGAATTAAAAACAGCAACTTCATTTAATTTATTTCTAAAGAAGTCTAACGCCTTTTTATATTCTTCATTTTTTTCTCTTAAAACTACCAATTCTTTATTAACCGATTCTACTCTTAGGTGTTTAGGTGCAGTTCTTGGTTTAGGTAAACCTTTTCTACCCCAATATTTACCATTACCTAAAGTTCTTGATGCTTCAGTAGTTTCTATTTCAGCATCTTGTTCATAAGCCATAACATCTTCATACTCTTCTTCTTCCCAAGCTTCAAACTCTTCTTCTTCGTAATCAGTTTCAGTAACACCGTGTTTCATTTTAGAAGGGTATTTAGTAGCACTTTTAGCGTTACCATTTTTTCCATGTCTTTTAGGTGCTTCCTTCATTTTTTCGTTGAATCCTCCTTCCATGTTAGGTTTTTTACCATATTTAAATGTTTCCATAACCGCTTCTAAGTCATCTTCAGACATTTCGTAAAAATTTTCATTTTCACCCATTTCTTCATAACCTTCACTAAATTCATCATCAAAAGACATAAAATCTTCATCATCAAACTGTTCTCCCATTTCACTACCATACAAAGAATCGTTTAGTGCACTTAAAAAATCATCTTTATCTTCATTTTCCATTACATTATCTTGTGTTGGTTCAGATTCACCACCAAATGAAATTAAGTATTCGGTATTGTTGTTACTATCAACTAAATGGATGTCACCATCATCTTGTTTTTTAACAATTATACCGTCTTGATCTCCCATTGCCTTAAATACTCGTAATACTTCTTCTGGAGAAGCCTGAGTCATATCTAATGGTGGTAATTCTTCTTGATTATCTTCTTCGGCTCCCATCGCAACATCTACGTCCGTTACCTCCGAATCTTCTACACCGTCTTCTTCTCCACTCATTTCAGGGTCTATGTCAGTCGCGGGCTGATCTTCACCTTCAATTTCTGGTTCATCCATTTCAGGATCATTTTCATCTTGTTCGTGTAGATTTTTTCTCCCTTTTAGGGATTCTTTTACTAGTTCACTGATTTCTTGTTTCATTGTAGAAGCAAGTATTCCTTTTGCGTTTTCACTGATAGCATCCTCTACTGCCTTAATTTGCAATAAAGTTTGTTCAACTACAGATTTGTTTTTTTCCATAAAAAATGCAATATTTTTTGCTTTATTATTGTTTATTTTATAAATAAATATACTGCCCTTTGAAAAAAACTAAGTTTAAACAAAAAAAAACGGGAGTCGTTATGACTCCCGTTAAATTAATTCACTATAAAAAAATTATTTTATTCTATTACTTCGTCGATTTTACTCTCAACAATAGCAGTTATTCTCCAATCCATTGTGTATGTTTCATAAGCCTTTGTTACCTTAGCCTCAACATCTGTTGGTGAATACCCTTTAACTAATTTTTCTTCTTTAATTTTTTTAATTTTTCCTGTGTTTTCATCTACCATATCGGTAGTTACTCTAGCTACAAAATATTTTTCGTCCATGTCTTAATAATTTTATTTATCCAAATAATCGGATAATCTTTTCATTAAGTCAATAGATTTACTAAGTGGATTAGAATTTGATTCTATATTTTCATTCTCCGTTAGTTTTTCTTCGTAATTTGGCCTATCTTCTTTATTTAAATAAAGGTATGCTCCTGGAGTTGAAGGTGAGGAAACTAAATCAAAACATATAAGTTCAAAATCTTCTTGCACTTCATTCTGTTCTCCTTTTTTTACTAACGAACCCACACCTCTTGAAGAAACCCCCATTGTAACACCCTGTCTCATCATGTTAGCAGCAACATCGCCTTTAGAAGAAACAATACCTCTTTCATGAAACCCTGGAGTGGTTAGTAATTTAATCTTACCCATCAATACATTATCCTCCCACCACACATCAGTAATTAAGTGAGCCACCCTATCTAAATCAATAAGAGATGATTCGGGGTGATTAAGTTCAGATATTGACATACCTTTATTAATCATTTCTTTATATCTGTCGGCTTCTCTTTTTAATATTTTTTCAGGATAAATTCTACCATTTCTATTTGGTACTCCATATTTTTGTAATGTAGCATAAAAAACAAAAGGTTTAGAATGGTCTAATTGACCATAAGATTCTTTTATAACTTGACTATTCCTAAATTCATTGGGATTGATTGTCCCCGCATCCCACTCAACTAAAATTCCTTTACCTGTGTCGTTTGGTCCTAATATTTTCATAATGTTTTTTATGATAAATATTATATTAATTCGGTTTCTTTTATTTTTGTTTTACTTAAAATAAAATACTTAGATTTTTTTAGGTCATCATAATAAACTGAAGATATTATTTTTTTTATTTTTGACCTTAGAATTAACGATTTAAAATCAACATTTTTTTCATGAACAAATAAAGTTATTTCTAAATTTAAAAAACTTTTTTTGTTTTTTTGAATTCCGCTGGTTCTTAAATCAAGATCGACTATTTGTTTCCTTTCAAATAATGTAAAATCAACAACTTCTAATAATGTATGTAAAATTTGTCTTTTTATTAATCCTGTTATTTTGGTCCAATTATCGTCATCAACTATTGGTTCAACCCATGTTTGTAATACTAAATAAATTGATTTTAATTCTTTAGAGTCGACTGTACCATAGTGACATTTTGCATCATCAAAAATATTTAATTTTGATGTTTTTCCTTTTTTCATTTTTCATTTCTTTCGAGTTTATTTTTAACAATTATAATTAAAAATGATAAACTTGTCAAAAATTAAAAAAATACTTACTATTTATATTGTAAAACCAAAAAAACTTATGATTATAGTACACGTAAAAAATGAAAAGTCTCTTGAACAAGCATTAAAAACATATAAGTTTAAAATATATAAAACAAAACAAATCCAAAAATTACAAGAACGTCAAGAATATAAAAAACCCTCCGTTAAACGAAGGGCTCAAATTAAAAAGGCTCAATATAAGCAGAAAAATCAAATTTCTTCTTGAGTTTCTTCTTTTTTCTCTTCTGATTTTTTTCCAAAAATCTTTTCTGTAGAGGTAAGACCTAAACAACCAAACGCCAACATAGCAACAGCATTTACTAATGTGTCTGAAGGTTTGATATCTCCGTGTGTATAACTGTTCGCATATAAAGTAATGCAAAGAGAAACACCACAAAGAATCCCTACAAACCTTTTTGAAGATGCGTTTCCTTGACTGTCCATAAACAATCTACCGATTCCTTTAAAAAATTTTTTCATAGTCCCAAACTTAATTTTTTTAGTTTATAATAATCATAATGATTACACTTGGTATCCATTATCTTATTAATTGTTTTGTTTATAGTGTTTTGTAAATCATTATCCACAGACTCGTTTAAGGATTGTTTAAGATTTTCCAAAACAATTTTTTTTACTTCATTAAAATTTTCTTTTAATTCTTCTCCTGTTAATGATAATATTTCATCCAGTTGGTTTTTATCATTTTCATTTAAAGATCCTAATTCTTTTTTTAAATTTTCGTTTGCAATTTTTACCATTGAAGATATTGGTAAATTAACACTCTCAATTACGGGTGTTTTATTTTCTTCTTTTGTAATTGTATTTTTTATATTTTTTTTAGATTCTAAAATACTTTCTAAATTTCTAATCCCCGTAGTGTATATCGCGTTATCAATGTCTGAATAATTGTTTTGATTTTTATTGTTCCAAGAGTTTATCCAAAAAGAAACATCTTCTAATCTTTTAGATTGACTTTCAAGTAATACTTGGGAATATTCAACAGTTTCATTTATATAATCATTCGCAATATCTGAAGGTAAACCTTTATTAGATGATAAATCATCATATATGTAATATAATTCACACAGATCTTTATTTTTTAATATCAATGAATTTAATTCAAATATAAATCTTTTAAATTCAGGTTTTTTTGCGAGTTCAACTGACGTGTTTTCTATTTTTGTTTTAATTGTACCAAAAGTGTTCATATAATTTTTATTTATAAATATCACTTATCAATTAAATCTTTCAATTTTTTGTCTACTTGATCTAAAGATAGTCTTCCTTTTGATAAATCTAATGAAGTTTTACCATAAAAAATACTATCTTCTAATATTAAATTTAAATCATTTTTTTTAAAACTTTCAGGTGTTACCTCACTTCCACCAGGTGCTGGTGGTTCAGGTGCAGGTGGTGCCCCACCAGGTGCAGGTTCTCCACCAGGTGCAGGTGCTCCACCAGGTGCAGGTGCCCCACCAGGAGCCGCTCCC